ATAGTGAACTCTTTGTGATCGTCTGGATCTACATCTAGATCTTGGTACACTGCCCATTCGATACCGTGGGTATCGTTGCGTCCGGACTCTAGAGCCTTATCTGAGAACGGCATAGTATTCCTCCTTGTTATTTTCTAGCCAGTCATCTACAACATGTTCTGCTATTGAATACCAGTTGATTTCGTTCCACGATGCGTGTACAAAGTCTCCGATTGGCCCGTATCTATTGTAGTCTGTTGAATCAAAGCCATCTAGATATACATCGTATGCATGGTCTTTGAGCCACTCTGCTGTTTGGCATACAACATCGTCCTTGTCGATTTTTATTGGTTTGTCTTCTGTACCTTTGTAGTCATTGTTGACTATAACTTGAATGGCGTCGTCTGCGATTTCATAGAAACTTGAATCATTGGTAAGCCATAGATTCATATTCCATGTTTCGTAGTTTGTCCATCCGTTGTATTCGCTACACATCAGTCCTCCTTTGGGGAGGAGCCGAAGCCCCTCCCCATGTGATAGTTACTTGACTCCCAACTTCTTGAGTGTTGCAGTTGGCTTTGCTGCTCGCTGGTATGCTACAGCGAATGTGACTGTGCTCTGTTCATAGATATCACCGAAGTCAACATTGCGCTCGTCGCAATTGGTTGACTGCCAGTAATCGCTAGAGTATCCAAGTTCTGCTGCGATTGTTGATCGTGCTCCGTAGTTGTCATACTTCTGCAGATCTTTGATTGATTCGTGTAGATCGCTCGCGAACTTTACAGCTGCCATAACTCCTGGCTTGTGATAGGAATTCTTACTCAACTGCCTGCCAAGTTCTGTGACTGCTGCTTCCATTACATCTGAGATGATGCTTAGTGACACTCCTGCGCTGATGTCAAGGTTTAGATCCTTGACATCTGCTAGACGCGGCGGAACTGACTTTAACTTCTTCTTGATTACCTTAGCCATTGTTCTCCTCCTTCTTGCGCGATACAATGTATGCGCCTGTTCCGAAGTCATACTCAATATCGTATGATTCATCGAATCCTTTGTACTCACTATATGTTTCGTTGTATTCGAAGACTCTTTGCATGATGGCATTAAAGAATGACCATCTCTTGTCTTCTTCTACTCCGTCACCATCGATGATCCTGTCCATTTCTTTACCCGCTAGTGTTGCTGCCCTGATTAAGTTCATTTGAACCTTACGCAGGTCACGCAGCACTTCTGGATTGAAACCTACAAGATCATCAAGCCGGTCAACGATGCTGTCCAGTTCTTCGTATACATTATTGCCTTGTGTTTCTGCATCGCTTGCATAAGAACTTGCGCTCTCTGCTGCGTTGCTTGCGTCGTATGCGCTACTCCTCGCTGAATCGAGAAGTTCTCTCAACTGTTGAATATTCACTGGTCTCTCCTATTCTGTCCAGGTTGAAGTCCTGAACACTACTCATTGCTCTTGCTTGTTCTGATTCGCATTGGTCACATAAACCATATCCGAATCCTTCTGAATAGAATCCTGTTTCCACTGGATCGAACCGGATTTCACAATCCGCGCACTGAACCAGTTTCTTTTTTGCCATTCTCATCACCCCCTTTCTTTATTAATTCTAGAAGTTGTGATGTAACTACGCATTCTGCTTCATTGCATTCGTATGCGTAGCAATTTAGTGTTGATGGCTTGCCAGGCCATTTGAACACTGCAAGGAATGGTTCGTTCCAGACGCGCATTGTAAAGTCTTCTTCGTCTAGATGTGACTTTAGATCTTCTACTGCATCGCGTGCCGTTACGAATGCTTCGTGATAATCTGGCATGCATCCTGGTAGGCTGATCTCGCTATGATAGTGGCTCACTGCAGGACTCAACTGTTTCCCACCCCAGTTCTTCGTGTTCCCAATCGTACTTGTGTCCATTTTCCTCAATCTCCTTTGCTGCTAGACTATTGCTTAGCGCATACACGATTGTGCTGCGGTATACATCCTGGTGCTGTACTACTCTGATGCGCTTTTCGTATGTCGGATGGCAGGCTTCGCATGGCCCTGGGCATCCGTGCTTTTCTGTCTCTGCCTCAAATTTTGCTAGATTGAATTCTTTCGGCTGATGATACATATTGCAACTCCTTTCTTACTGATTTGATTATATCGTCTACTAGTGCTAGGCATCCTTCTCTGTCGTTTTGGGTCATCACCCACATTGACATGCAGATCTCCCAGCACATTTGGCAGTAGCTGCCTTTTACTGCTCCCCAGTACCCATGCCATAGTACCATTTTGCTTGTCTTGAAGTTGTCTTGGCACCTCCAGCATTTGCTTCTGATTTCTACCATAGGATAGGTTGGCCGTTGGCCGCTGCGTGCTTCTTACACATGTGCAGTCCTTTCTTTGTGTTGAAGTCATGCGTGTATACTACTACATGCCCTAGCGCCCTGCATGACTTGTAAACGCATAGGTATGTCTTGTATTTGCTACCCATGAAACCTCCTTGCCTATTGTGATAGTGAGCGTTGCCGCTCCGTTTCTTACCGCTGCCGCGATTAGCGGCAGCGGCTCTTACGAGCAGTTGCGCAGCAACTGTTCCTTTTGGGGGGAAAAATAAAGCCGCCCAGCCGCGTGAGCGGCTGGGCGGTAGTTGCTAGACCTGCTGGTCTAGATCTTGCGGTAGTGCTTCCTTAGCGCATCGTCGACTTCATCTCCGATCCAGAGTGATAGTCCGATTACCGCTATACCAGCGAATAGACCGAACCCAACGCCCAGTGCGGAGCCGAAGGCTGCGTAGCCTGCTGCGCTGCCGAAGCCGATACCTGCTACCAATAGGATCTTCTCTCCTGCGCTCATGCTGGAACCTCCTCATTCATGCTGTCTACAACGATGTTGGTATAGTACACTGGCTTACCACCTGCGACATCTTTCTTCTTGATGTCAATGTGACCATTGAAGTCTACCAACTTACCTGCCTGTGCTGCAAGCGCTTCGGCTACTGTGCCGCTTGCGATGCAGCGGATGTAGCGCACCTTGGTATCTTCACCTTCGCCGCTGGTGGCAGCAACTGTGAAGGTTAGGCGTGCTGAACCGTACTGCGACTGTTCCTTGCTGAGATACTGGTACGATGGTGTCGCACCGTCTGCTCGGAACTGCTGGAACTTACCTGAGAGCCTAACCGTGTTAGCCATGTCTGCTAACTCCTTTTGCTTTATCCAGGTACCTGCTCGGAAGTCCCTTGCGGGGGCTGGACAACGAGAGTACCCATCGGCTGTCAAGGGCGCCGCCCGCGAGGGCGGAGCCGCATTTGTACGAGGAGCTGTGAAGCGACGAGTGATAGTAGAGCGCTCCGGCTTGGCCGGCGCAGGTGACTGCGGCATGGGGCTGCGCATCGCTTTTGAATAAATAAGCGCAGCCCCATGCACGCCCTTTACTCCGATGGTACTCTAGGAAGACCAGCCCCCAGACCTTATTTCGCGAAGCGAGACGAGCCCGCATTTCGGCAGAACTGCGGAGACTGCGCCTTGCGCAGTCCTGCTCGGCTTGCTTCGCGTGGTGCTTTCTTGTGCCTGCTCTTGTTGGGTGCCATTGTGTGCATGTTGGCTTATCTAGTGTTGAGCACGAATAAGGGTGATACACACGCAGTGCCTGCTTACCCTGTGTAAAACAACTATGACAAGCCGCAGGACGCTGGATTTTGGGCAAGGGGGCTCCCTGGGGAGAATATATAAATTTCCGTCAACGCTTGGGTACACCCTGCCTCCGCCCTTAAGACCCCCTTAGATAACCCTTTTGTGCAATTTTCTGCAAAAAGTGCCAAAAACCTGTCTTATATATAGAGGACTATTACAGGTATACCTGAATCTTAAACAAAGAAGGTATATATACCTTTAGGGGGCAGTCTGCCCTGGGAGATGTAACAATGGGACGAGGAGATAAGCCGGGGCAGGACGAGTGGAGTCAAGGCCGTAAGGCTGCTGGCGAGGCCCGCGGCTACGCTCCAGCCCCTCGTGGCGGATCTAAGCCGGTTAATCTCGGGACCGTACGTGGCCCAAACGCCTTCAAGGCGGTGTGGAGGCCAGGATACGGCTGGATGCCGGCATATCGTGTTGGTACGGCCGGTCAGCTCGGTGCAGCAGCAAGGGCAGTAGACGCCGGGGCCGGTTCTGGACTTCGGCAGGCTCTTAGGTCCACTAACGCTGGCGCAATGGGACCCCTTTCCCTTGGTCGCAGCGGGGGCGGCGGAAGCAACAAGACTAAGTAATGGCGCCGCGCACACGTTTGCAGCGGGCCCAGGCATACGTCGATGAGGCTAAGGACGTCCTTAACCTCTCCCAGTGGGAGATCAAGGTCCAGGACTACCCGTCGGCAGATGACGCTTACGCCGACATCGAGCCCCATGACTACCTCTGGCACGCCAAGCTACGCCTCTCAGAGGACTTCTGGAAGGAAAAGCCGGAGGATCAGGCCAAGATCGTGGCCCACGAGCTGCTCCACCTGCATTATGCCGGTGTCGAGCGTATTATCAACCACCTGGAGCCAATACTCGGCGGCCAGGCCCACGAACTTCTCTCTAAGTTCTGGGATATTGAGGTAGAGAGAGCTGCGGACGCACTGTCCGGCCCGGTCGGGGGGCTACTACCGACACCAGATTTCGGGGGAAAGTAACAATGGCCGTAGAAAAAGGATATGGCACCGCTACTCGCAAGGCATCAAGCCCTCGAGCTCAGTCGGCCGCCCTTCGCAAGCAAAACATCCAGAAGGTGGCCTCTAAGCTGGCAAAGGCCGGCAAGCCCCTTACAACCGCACAGCGCACAGCGCTCGGTATCGCTGGCGGTCTTGGAGTAGCTGCAGCCACTCTTATTGGTGGGGCGGCTTCAATGGGTCGACGTAGCGGTGGCAGCTCTCTAAACAAGACTAAGTAGGGGGGAAGTAACAAATGCCTAAGGTCGCTGGCAAGGAATTCGGTTACGACAAGGCCGGTATGAAGGCTGCTGCAGAGTACGCCAAGAAGACCGGTAAGCCTATGAAGAAGGCAAAGCCAAAGGTTAAGAAGAAGAAGTAATGGCCTACACCAAGCCAGCACTTCGTGAGTCCATCAAGGACCGCGTCATGGCCAGCAGCAAGGGCGGTAAGCCTGGCCAGTGGTCAGCCCGCAAGGCCCAGCTCCTAGCTCAGGCCTACGAAAAGGCCGGGGGCGGTTACTCCGGAGAGAAGACGAAGTCCCAGAAGTCACTTTCCAAGTGGACAGGAGAGAAATGGGGAACAAAGTCCGGCAAGCCAAGCACGCAGGGGCCAAATGCCACCGGCGAGCGGTATCTTCCGAAAAAGGCCCGAGAGGCCCTCTCAAAGAAAGAGTACTCGGCAACTTCCGCCAAAAAGAGAGCGGATACGAAGAAGGGGAAGCAATTCTCCAAGCAGCCGAGCAAGATTGCCAATAAAACTTCTAAGTACAGGTAAATCGGAGTAACAAAATTTCGCCCGCTTCGCGGGCTATGGAGGATACAAGGATGGCACCAAGGGGATTCAAGCTGGCCGGTCGAGGCCGCAGGCAGATCAAGGGCTCAATCGGTGGCGGCGGCGGCGTACGTGTGCGTTCCAAGGGACGCTCCGGCGGCGGCGGCGGTGGCGGTAAGACAGGCGGTACGCCAACCCCTCCAGGCGGAACCCCTCCAGGGGGCAATACTACGCCAACAGTTCCAGACTTCACAAAGAATCCTCTAACCCCGTGGGACAGCAACACCCCGATTGGACAGCTTTTCAACCAGGGACTTTACAAGCTACCAAGCCTTGATCCAGTCACAAATCTACTAGACCCACGACTCCAAGGAGTAAGTGGAGATAGCATGTCGGAACGGCAAGATACTTACAACCGTATCGCAGCTGCTCAGCGTCCTGCTACCAGCCCAAGCGACCCTCGTATCCTAAAAACTGGTGTTGGCGGGGACAGCATGCGGGAGCGAATGGGTAGTTATAACAGAATTTCCTCTGGTCAATCCAAACTGCAGCGTCCTGCACAGCTTGCCCGAATGGGCGGAACCCAGCGCGGTTCCGCAGTTGCTCGGGCTGGATCTGCATCACTTCGTGCAGGAGCTGCCAAAGCCAGAGCTGCAGCCCCTGCCAGAACTTCCTCCGCAGGATCTGCCCCACGTGCAGCCGCACCAAGGGCAGCCGCCCCAAGCGGCGCTGCAAAGCCTGCAGCCAAGGCATCGGTAGCCTCCAAGGCTCCGGCCCCGGTAAAGAGGAAGTCAACCACCGCAATGCGAGCTAAGTAGGCTGGATCCACGACCAGCCCTTCCTGGGGGTGGGCTCGCTGCTGGGCCTACCCCCACCAACTTGAGGTATTGAATGAATAAACCGCGGGATTACCGTAAGGAGTACGATACGTACCATGGTAAGACCGAGCAGGTCGAAAACCGATCTTCGCGCAACAAGGCACGTCGAAAGGTAAAGGCTGCAGTCGGAAAAGACAAGATCCGCGGTAAAGACGTCGACCACAAGAATGGGAATCCAAAGGACAACCGCAAGTCTAACCTCAGGGTTATGAGCAAGTCCAAGAATCGGAGTAAGAAGTAGATGGCAACATTTAGGTTCGTTGGCAAGGACATAAACATTCACTGGAACGGCTACGACATTGTCGGTACGGCCGGTACGGTGTTCTCCATCCCTGACCAGCTTTACGAAGAGTTTGAGTCCGACCTGCGTGGGGCAGAACCGTCCCTGGAGTGGATCGATACCAATGAGTTCCTAACTCTCACGAACAGCGTTTCCGCGTCCGCTATATCCGGCACGTTTCCGATTTCCGCAACTTCAACAACCTCCGGTAAAACCATCTCAATCGTATCCACGTCAGCTTCAGACGGGTACGTATTAACGGCGAATGGGTCTGGCGGAGTTGCGTGGGAGGCTCTTCCTGGGGACGCGACGGGGATCACCAACATCATCGGGACCTCGCCGATCAGTGCCGCAGTCTCTGGCACCACGGCGACAATCTCCCTCAACGCCAACTACCAGACCGCAGGAAGCTACCAGCCAGCTGGTACCTACGTCACTGGCGTCGTTGGGACCTCGCCGATCTCGGCAACGGGGACCACCGCCATTACGGTCAGCGTTGACCAGACCGCAATTACCGCAAACTCTGCAACTAATGCAGAAGTCATTCGAACGTATGTAAAGAACAGCAGCGGATCGGCGATGACCAAGGGTCAGGCAGTCTATGTGAGCGGTGCTGATGGTACGAATGTGACTATCTCTCTGTCCTCGGCATCCACAGAGGCGACATCCTCCAAGACACTTGGACTTCTTGCTCAGGACCTTTCCAACAACGCATTCGGTTATGTCATTGAGACTGGCCTACTTGCAGGCATCGACACAAGCGCAGCCACTGCTGGGCAAACCGTATGGCTTGGGGATACTCCTGGTAGCCGCGTCTATGGCGCACCACCAGCAGATCCATCCCACAGCGTATTCCTGGGTATTGTAGCTCGGTCAAACCTAAACAATGGAGAGATCCTTGTCCAAGTCCAGAACGGCTACGAACTCAACGAACTTCACGACGTTAACGCTGGATCGCCAGCAGACGGACAAGCCTTAATCTGGCAGTCATCTACAAGCCAGTGGGTCAATCAAACGCTGTCGTCCGGCGGTCTGGACGCTTTCTTACTGATGGGAGCATAAATGGCAACGACATATAAGGTTCTAGGACAGATCGAGCCGTCAGCGGCTTCCGCGACGACGGCGTACACGGTTCCGTCTGCAACGCAGGCGGTAGTATCCACCATTACGGCGTGCAACCAGGGGACTGGCTCTGCCAACATCCGAATTGCGGTCCGACCGAATGGCGAGACGCTGGCGGACAAGCATTACCTTGTATACGATGCTGCAATTGGAGCAAGCCAGACCGCGGCATTCACCCTTGGTATCACGGCGGATGCAGCCGATGTGATTACCGTTCAGGCGTCAACGGCAACCGTGTCATTCAACGTCTTTGGAACGGAGATTGCCTAATGGCTGTTGATCGAATTGGCGACGGTTTTGCCCTTCGGTCAAAGGGCGACATTGTTTCGCACGACGGTACTGCGAATATTGTCATTTCTCCTGGGACAAATGGGCAAATCCTTACTGCACAAAGTTCAACGACAAGCGGGCTTCAGTGGATTGATGGTCCAACGACGCCAACGGAATATTGGATTCCTATTGCAGTTGCTACAGCGACTAGTGGAGCAAAAAGCGTAACATTTTCAAACATTAGCACATCATATGATGATCTAATTTTGTTATTTTCAAGCACTGGGGAAACTTCGGCAGGAAGTGACCAATGCTTTATATCATTTAATTCAGATACTGTAGACGCAAATTATATGGTGGTTTACGCTGGATGGAACAGGTTCAACACCAACACTCCTAGCCTAGACACTGGAAGATCGGATCAAAGACCGTGGTTCTACCAGCAGGGAATGAGTGGTGGAAATGTGTCTAGACAACCAACGATGGGAATGATGAGAATCTACTCATATTCCAGCACTGCTCACTATAAGCCCTGGGACCTTGATTGGCAGATATTAAGAACTGCAAATAATTACCTTACGACATATCGTTACTTTGAGATGGGTGACTGGCAATCAACTTCTGCAATTACAAGCATAACGCTTGCAACTACATCTGGAACTTATGGATTTGAGGATTCATCAAGGTGGCACCTATATGGAATTAAGAGGGCAACATAATGCCAACAACACAAGAAATTAGCCTAAACCCACAAAGCGCAACTGGAGATATTCTTTCATCTGATGGAAGTACAAGAATAAGGGTTCCGCTTGGGACATCCCTTCAGGTATTGAGCGCACAATCCACTGCATCATCTGGATTACAATGGATTTCGCCTCCACCATCCGCTACAGCATACAGCCTGATTGCATCTGGGACATTGACTGCGAACGCGCAGTCTCTTTCTCTTAGCAATTTATCGTTAGAAACTGTCGGGGGAGTTGGCACAGCCTCCAATCCATACTATGCGTGGCTTAGGCTAGAGATTTCTTTGCCGTCAAAAAGCACTGCTGGAACAATGAATAGCCCCTATATAATTTGGAACAATAGGAACACAACGGGGGACGCTAATCAGCAGCAGATGCTATGGGAATATTACACGTATGCGGCAATAAATACTGGATATAATTTTACTGTAGTTTCGTGGTACGGTAAAGATCACGGAATGTTTTGGAATTACACATTCGACATTCCAAATATGGCAAATGCCACACAATTTCAGGCGGCAACAAGAAGTTCTTGTGGGTTTTCTGGGAGTTCCGAAGGGTATAGCGCAGAATCTCATTTTGCAACAAGTTTTGCCGCATTAACCACAGCGGTTAGACTAGACAGTCTAAGTCCAACTTCTTTGATCCCATCTGGAACAAGCATGGCTCTTTACGGAATTAGGGGAGCGCAGTACTAATGTCAATTGCTAACTCGTCAGTAATTTTAACTCCAGGACAGACAACGCTTACCTCTAAGGGGGACATCCTTAGCCATAACGGTACGACGAATATTAGGATTGCTGCTGGAAGTAACGGACTTGCGATTACAGCAAACTCCGCATCTGTTGGCGGTATGTACTATACGACGGCACCAACAAGCCCAGTAGTAGGATACGAAGCAATTTCTTATACTACAAATACTGCTGCAGTATCAAGCGTTGAGTTTACAAATATCTCTGGTGCGTATAGGGTTCTTCATTTTGTTGTTATTTCCTCTCATACGGCGACAACAGACCTAACAACAGAAAGTATGTACGTTAGGTTAAACTCTTCATCTTCATCGTTATATAAATCTTGGGCAACGATACGAACTAACGTTGCCAGCACACGGGCATTTTCTGATTCGACGAAAACACAAATTGATGCAATCAGCGGAGTTGCACGTTCGTCGTATACAAATGGTGTTGGACTTGTCCACGGATGGATACATCAGTACGCGAATACTGCTGCAGAAAAATGTGGATACATTAAGTCGTTTATGCCAAGAGGTTCTAGCGCGAGTACTAACGGGGCAAATATGTATGAGGCAATCTTTGAGTACGCATCAACTTCTGCGATAACGGCAATTTCGTTTTTTGCTGGAGTATCTGCAACTGCACAAACATTTGCTTCTGGGTCTAAGTTTTATATCTATGGAGTTAAGTAAGGAGAGTTTATGTCAGAATCAATTCCAAACAGGGTAGTCGTTGACGCTCAAACTGGGGAAACGCAAGTAATCCCACTTACCGCACAGGAAATTGCTGATCTTCAAGTAATTTCGGCAGAGATTGCAGAGCGAAGGGCAATTGAAGATGCCGAACGTGCTGCGGCTGAAGCCGCTCGTGAGTCAGCCCGCGCTAAGTTGGCAGCACTCGGTCTGACCGAGGCAGAAGTCGCGGCGCTCGTTAAGTAATGACCTTGGAAGAGATCGAACAGGATTGCGGATGCTAATCTAGAAAGGAGCTAATTGTGGTAAGGCTTGCAGCCATTTTAGCCTTGACACTGCTTCTTTCTCCGGTGGGCGCACTCGCACTTGAGGACACGGACGAGTGGGACCAGCAGATCGATAGCAACGGGACCATCACACTAACCGATGGGACCATCCTAATTCAAGGATCCAACAACGCAGGTCCAGGGTACCCGTGGCAGAACACGGTGACTGGACTAACAACGGACTCATCCCTTGGAGAAACCGTATCGTTTGACTGGTCATACTGGACAACCGACGGCGTGTTTTACGACAAGGCACAGATGCTGCTCGACGAGAGTTGGATTGACCTTGCTATTTGGAATCAGGGCGGATACAACCCTCTCCAGCAGAGTGGCGTGCAGACTGTCTATATCGCCGCTGGCGGTATCTTTGGATTCCGAATTATAAGCATCGACTCTTGTTGTGGAGCAGGATTCCTACAAATCAACAACACCACGTGGGTCGTAGGTCCTGCGCCAACACCTACACCAGAGCCAAGTTTGGAGCCGCCAATTGATCCAACTCCAGAGCCGAGCCCAACGCCTGAGCCTACGCCCGAGCCGACGCCAGCGCCAACGCCTGAACCGACGCCTGAGCCAACTCCGCAGCCGACGCCAGAGCCGACTCCTGAGCCTACTCCAGAGCCGACTCCCGAGCCTACCCCAGAGCCGACGGTAGAGCCAGAGCCGACTACCGAGCCCGAACCGTCGGAGGAACCGTCAGAGGAGCCTGAGCCAACTCCTGATCCTACTGACGAGCCTAGCCCTGAGCCTAGCCCTGAGCCTACTGATAATCCTGACACCGATCTTCCTACCGTAGACGAGGTAGCGGAAGCCGTCGGGGAGGCAGTGGATGCCGCGCTAGAATCAGTCACAGAAGTTTTTGACAACATCATTGCGATTACGGAGATCGGTAGTGACCTCGATGAAACAGAAAAAGAAGACGCGCAGCCAGTTGCAACAGCAATTGTCGCAAGTCAAATCGCAACTTCGGCAGCAGCATCAGCAGTTCGCTCGACGGGCGGAACGCCAAGTAGTGGCGGTGGGGGCGGTGGTGGTACGGGCGGTATGGACAAGCCTCGCAGCAATCAAAAAGGAAAGCAACGTGATTAAAAGAATTATCCTTGACCTGATCGGCGGAGCCTGGACAGTACTTGGGCTCTTGTTCGCTGTCGTCGTTCTTCCCGAGGGGGGAACGCAGACTACGATGGCAACACTATTTGTTCTACTAACACTTGGGTGGCTCATCACTGGTCCACTACGTTGGAAGGAATAAGATGAAATTTAAGGTCAAGTCACAGCTGGACCACGTAGAGAAGGGCGGCATCCTAGACGACTGTGGGCCGTCCAGCACGGCAGCTGCCGTCGCGTGGGCATCTGGATACAAGGTCGACCCGTCTGCTGGCGATGGCATCAAGGCAAAGGCAAAGGCAACAGGGTTCGTGGAGAAGGAAGGCGTGTCCGACAACGGCTCGTCCCTCGGTGACCTGATCAAGACCGCCAAGGAGATGGGTGCCAAGGCACGATACGCCAAGTCATGGGATGACGTTGTAATCTCTGCGCATCGTGGTGCTGGGCTCATTATCTGGGTTCAGCAGGCTGTTGATTACCCGTCCGTGGAAATCAGCGAGTGGCACAAGAAGTGGCAGAACTACTGGTTGAAAAAGGATAAGAAGCACATTACGCAGGGATATGGTCACATGACCGCTGCTGCGTGGCATGCTGTTGATGGATGGCAGTGGGCATGTCCTACCCGAAAGGGAAAAGGCAACGAGAAGTTCGGGGTCGTTGTGACCGAAGAGCAACTCAAGCAGATTGCTGCAAGCAAGAAGAAGATCACTGGTGGCGCTGCCCACAAGCACGTCGTCATCGTGGAATGGAAGTAAGGAGTCAGAATGTATAGCGACATCAAGGCGGGCATCCGCTGGGTTATTGACAACACAGGCGTAGACGAGGCGTTGATTGAGTTCGGACGAACCTTCATCACGGTCTCCATCTCCGTCGCCCTCGGTCTTGGCATCCCGCTCCTAGACATCACGGGCGGAGACTTCCGCACGGTGCTGTCCGCAGGACTGGCATCAGGACTTCAGGTACTCATCAAGTTCCTTGACCCAAAGAACAGCGCGTTCGGGATCAAGGAAAAGTCTCCTGAGGATAAGGCAGCTGCGGAGAAGCAGTTCGATATTTAAGTGAAGTCTATAGATCTGGCCCCGATACTAACTGGGTGCCACGTTTGTAGGAGCCCTTTTGCCGAAATGATTGGCAAAAGAATGAAAGAGGGCATGCCTGATACCAGGATCAGCAGCTGGCTGGAGTCCGAGGGTCAGTACGTCAGCCGTATAACTCTTGGCAAGCATCGAAGAGAGCACCTAACCACAGACTTCGAGCAAGCCAAGGCCGCTGCGATCAAGGTTATGGAGAAGCGAAAGAATACTTTGAAGCCAACCTCCGGAACCGATCTTGCCTCTCTTGTCCGGGACTACACGTTTTCCGCAATAGAAAACGGCGAGCTCTTGCCCACCCTTTCAGAAGGGCTGAGGGCACAGGAAATTCTGGACAGGAGACAGGAGAAGGGCGCAGATAGGGATCTGGCCATGACCCTGGCATCCATACTGGGTGGGTCCATCGTGGTAGAGGGAATAGCAACTCCAGTGGAGCCGGAACTACTTACGGAATGATGACATGGGTATACGTTGGAGGAACATTCGACATGTTCCACCACGGACACGCAGAGTTCTTGCGAAAGTGCAGGGACTACGGCAGGGTGATTGTATCGCTGAACTCGGACGAGTTCGCAGAGCGGTACAAGAGAAAGCCAATCATGAACATCGCTGAGCGGATGGCTGCAGCACAAGCTTGCCGATGGGTCGACAAGGTCGTTGTGAATATTGGCGACGAAGACACAGGCAAGACCATCGACTCGCTAGCCGGAGTCAAAGTGATCTACATAGCTCACGGAGATGACTGGACCGGCAACTCACTCCTAGGTCAGCTCGGTATAAGCCAGGAATGGCTGGAAGAGCGATCGATCCAAATGCTATACGTCCCATATACCACGGGAATATCAAGCAGCGATATCATTAGGAGAATCAGTGGCTACGTTCACAGCAATTGTAACTGCTCATGCGGACGAGTCGTCAATGCTACGTACGATCAACTCACTTCTGGACCAGACCAGGGTCCCTAATGAAATCATTGTCCTGGCTAGTGATATTAGCCTCTCTGAAGCTGAAAGAGCGTATCCGGCAATCAGGTTCCACCCGGAGCCGAACCTCAATGACTGGGGTCACGACAAGCGAGCCAAGGGGCTTGACCTGGCGGCATCTGATTACTCGGGTTGGTTCAACCACGACGACTCATACGACAAGACGTACATCGAAGTGATGATGTCCGAGGCAGAGTCTGGCCACGACGCAGTCTACTGCGGGTGGTCCAAGTCCTCAACCCCAAACTTTAGGTCCGGAAGTTCTACCTCTGGCAACTACATAGTTAGCACTACACTTGCCAGGGAGGCAGGGTACACGGACCGTCACTACGAGGCTGACGGAACGTTCATCGAAAAGATAGCCTCAAGGTCTAAATCATTGAAGTTCGTGCCGAAGGTACTGTACTTCCACAACGAGGTGAGGAATGGCTAGAACGGCAGCATGGCAGCGAAAAGAAGGAAAGAACCCTAAGGGTGGCCTAAACGCCAAGGGCAGAGCTTCCTACAAGGCGGAGACCGGGGGCACTTTGAAGGCGCCAGTCAAGAAGGGGGACAACCCCAGAAGGGCATCGTTCCTGGCCCGAATGGGCGGCATGCCCGGTCCGGAGAGGGACGAGAAAGGCAAGCCTACAAGACTGCTACTCAGCCTACAGGCATGGGGCGCCAGCAGCAAATCGGACGCTAAAGCCAAGGCGCGTGCCATGAGCGAGCGCCTTAAGAATAAGAAGAAGAAGGGATCTTGAATTCTGTCCAAGGACAAGCCGCTCTCGATCTGGCTCGCGGTCGCAGTGACGTCGAGTTCTTTGCTTCTCGCTGGCTCGGTATCAAGGGGAACCCTGGACAAGTCAGATGGTGGAAGGCCTGTGCAGACCGTGCAGATGACGGATTCCGGCCAAGGTACCTCACAACCGTCGTTTCCGCTGGTAATCGTGCCGGCAAAACGCTCGCGATGGCGGTTGTCTGTCTTCATCATGCCCTCTACAAACTCGGGGTTAGACCTCCCGCCGGAGGAGATCAAACGGATGCGATCAGGTGGATCAATGACCCGTACGAGTGGTACCACGTTGGCATCCAGCAAGAGACCGCAGAACTTGTTCACCGCGAAATTGCAATGATACTGCAGGGTGCGCATCCGGCCCAGAAGGGTCGCGGTTGCCCCCTAACAAAAGAGCTCGGCAAGGTTGCCGACTTTGAGAAGAAGTACCGAGGGGAGTACCTGTGGATAAAGTTCAACCCAATTCTGGGCGGGGCCAGCATCCACTTCCGAACGACCCAGGACAAGGCGAAGGCGCTCCTGGGCAAGGACATGCAGGGGATATCATTCGACGAGGCAGCTTTCGAGCCTCACTTGATAACAATCTACCAAGAGGTTCTAAACTTGCGCCGCCTGTCTACCGGTGGGCCGCTCCACTTCATCGGGACACCAACCGAAGGCTACAACGACTACTCGGATCTCTGGGAGATGGGAAACCCGGAGAACCCAACCAGGGACGACCAGTTCATATCGTTCCGATTGTCCACGAGGGACAATATCGGATACGGACTACGTCAGGAAGATTTCGACGCGGTCGTTAGACAGCAAGCTGAGTACCTAATCCCCCAGAACGTAGATGGATACTTCATTGAGTCCCGTAAGGCGTTCTTCTCGTCTCAAGGAGTCGAAGCCTGCTTCGATAGCACATTGGAGGTCGAGGATGCGCCAAAGTCGGCTCACCGTTACGTCCAGGGCTGTGACCCTGGTATTTCGTCCGACGCAACATGGGCGCTCACAATCGACATCACAAAGCGTGTCGCAATGCAAGGAGTCAGGGCGCGAAAGCGTTCTGGAAAGCAAACGATCACAGCGGTCGTCAACATGGTCCGGGAAGGGCATTTGCTTTACAGTTCAAGCGCACAGTGCACAACGGTAGTCGACTCTACCGGGATGGGCGGAAAGCTTTTCCGCGAAGAGTTCTCGATCATAAAACCACTTAGAGACTTCGACTTCGGTGGCACCAAATCGAAGAAGCTCGAGCTACTAAACGACCTAAAGACAATCATCGACAAGGGCCAGATCAAGTTCCCAAGAGGGGGCATCTGGGAAGATTTACGGAGGCAGCTCTTGGCATACAAACTAGATGACAAGAAGATTGAGCAGGACGCCGTAATGGCACTTGCAATCGCCGTCCGCTATGCAATAAGGAATCCCGAGAAGGCCGCGGCGAACGTGGCCTTTTCCTATTTTGGAGCTGCTGAATAATGGCTAAGGTAAGAGGCGTACCGCGTTCTTTCGTAGATGGCAAGGGAGTACCGGGGCAGTACACAACTGACCCGGCGGTAGCACCTGCCTCCCAGGTTGCAGAAATTGGAAAGTCTATCGACAAGGCAAAGAGACTTTCTCGAGGACAGGTAGAGCCTGGAAGAATGCCGCAAGCTGGCATTGCCGTAAAGAATGTTGCGTCAGCTGCTAAAGTTCGTGGAGAGTCGAGGACGCCAGCTCCATCCTCTGTTCTCAACTCCGGAATTGCTGGCGGATCCCCTATATCGACTTCACCTACCAAGGTCAACTCATCGTCCGGCGGACGAGGGACGCCAATAAAGAAGAACTACACCCCTCTTCAAATGGACAAGCTTACAGATTCCCAGTCAAATTCTGTAACAATGTTGAAGAAGTCTCTGGAGATGCAGGATGTAAACCCAGAGGAGCACGAAGAGTTCAAGCTATATGGAGAAATCCTTACACGAAAGCAGCAGCTGGAGCCGGAGCAGAACCGACTCCGCAGCATCTTCCGTCGCTTCGACAGGATGTACCATCCAGATACTATCACGCTAGGTGGCGCCGACCACTGGGCCGAGGACCCTAGCGCACGTCTTGCCGGCCGCGCCCACGTATCTGTCAACGTTCACGCAGCCTACGTAAACATCCCCTCCTCCCTCCAGGCGGTGACTCCGGTCATCCACTACATCCCGGAAGCTCCCACAGAGGAGGCCAGGGAGGACGCTGCCAACCGAGAGCGCCTCTTCTTCTCGTGGTGGCACGAGCAGAACATGGACCTCAAGCTTGAGACAGCTGCTCTCACAAAGAGCCTCTACGGATACACGGCAGCCAAGATTTACTGGGACGCCAACCTGCGCATGCCGTCTGTAAATATCATCGAGCAGCCAGAGAACCTATACATGGGGTTCGGCAACTCAGACTACACACGGCTGGACTGGGCCCTGTACTGCTACGGCCTATCCCCACAGGCGGTCAAGGAAGACTTCGGGATTGACATCATCCCAGTCAAGCAGGGAGAGAAGTGGTACGGATATTCCACAGGGTCCACTCATGACGATCCACTTGGAACTGTTTACCAAAATCAGTTTGAGCGAAACCCACTCCGCCGAGAGACTGTATATGAGCAGCTCCAGGTAGAGGTGTACGACTACTGGTACAAGGTTCCTACGTCTGCCGGAAAGCCTCCGATGGTCTGGAATGCAATCTACGTCGGCAACACTCTGGTAAGTCATACGCGACACCCAGAGTACGCTGGCAGCATTCCGTACGTTATGGTGCAGAACGGCAAGGTTCCTGGCAGCCCATACGGCAAGCCAGAGCTCTACGACGTTGAGCAGCTTCTCCGCGAGAAGGACGAGCGCATCACCAACCAGGCACAGATGATACAGTCGGTCGTCGGTGGCCAGATGTGGCAGCTCATCGGCGCCGAGGCGCCTGATGAGGTACCACCTAACGCCCTCCCCAAGCCTAACAAGGTTGCGGCCCCAGGACCGGGCAACGAGCTCCGAGCATTGCAGCCGTTCATTCCTCAGTTCCAGATTGAGGACTACAACAAGCGTATCGACCGAGAAATCGCAGTGGTCACCGGACTCAACGACTTGCTTCTTGGCCTTGCGCCGACGAGCGTGCTTGGTTCGTCTAAGGCAATCGCGTCTCTCATTGCAAACTATGAGTCACGAATTGCACCTAAGCGCAAGCTCTTCTACCAGTGGATGAAGGACGTATGGACACTCTCCGGACGTGTTTGGGCTTCAAAAGATAAGGCTATTGCCCAAATCTTTGAGGACCAATACCGTATCGATATCATCCCGCCTGAGCTCACTCCACGAGATACCCTCGAGCTGGCTCAAACTGCTATCAACCTCGTACAGAACCGCATCTGGAGCGCTGAACGCGCAATGGATCGCGTTGGCGTAGAGGACCCAGAGGGCGAGCTTGACATCATCCGAGACGAGCAGACTGATGCGACCATCAATCCTGCGGCCGTCTTGACGATGGGTAATCTGTTGCAACTGTTCCAACAGCTACAGCAGCAGGGAATTCAGTCCCAGCAGCTTCAGCCTCAAGAGCAGGCAGCTCAAGAGCAGTTCCAGGCTCAACAGCAATCACTCAACGCTTCCAGAACGCTTAATCCGCCTGCGATCGGCGGACCGGCGCTAGGTGGCTTTGAGAACCTAGCCAATCCACCAGCGGAGTCCCTGCCGGCTAACGCCGAAGTCGGGGCCGAGCTTCCAATGGGACTCGAAGTTCCAGTAGAAAACGGGAGTGAGGAATAATGGCAATCAGAACTAAGCGACGAGCCCGATTCCGACGGGCCACATCCGGTACACAGAACCTTACCACCCTAATCTACAACATACTAAAGGAGCAGCAGACTGCACGAAAGCAGGCACTGCTTACTGCGTTCAACGCAAACATGAGCACAAAGACGTACGACTCAACTTACGGGGGAGAGGTTGTCGACCGAGCTGCCGTAGAGGAATTCTACATCGAAATGATGTCGGCATACCCAGAGGGCACAACCGAGAGGGACAAGCTTGCAGCTGAGCTGAACGACTTCAGGGCATCCTCACTTAGGCAGGAAATGTCAGCCTACGCTGATGCTTACGAAAACGGAACATATGCTTTTGGCGAGCAAGTAACTATGGACAAGTACCTCACTTTCCTTAGGGATGCAAAGTCTTTAACCAGCAGCGATGCCGACAAGATAGAGTATACCAAAGAGGAATTTCTTGTCACATTCAATGACATAAGTAGCGACATGAAAGCCAAGAACGCTAGTGCTGGTTCTTTTGCCAGGTTCTACGACCGTCAGCTTAAGCGTGCTGAAGAGATGGGCCTATCTAAGGACAGCAAGGTATACCGGGACATCCAGGGATATCTCGCGGACGCATCAGACCGAGCCGCAGATGATTTTAAGAGAAAGCAGCTGCAAGACGCAGTCGATGTTGTATCTAGGCGGACCGCTAAGTTGGCATCCACACTCATCGAGGCTGCCAAAGAGGCCGCCAATACTGGTCTCATGACCCAGGATGATGTGCTGGCAATTCAAGGGAATGGCGACCCAATGGGCGTTGTTTCACGATGGCTTAGCCTTGGACTAGACTCCAAGATTGACGTGATCCTATCTGGTCAAAAAGCGGGAATAATGCTTGGAGACGTCGAGCTTAGTTCCGACTCAATTATCGCATGGACCCAAGAGACTAGGGAGTCAATTAAGATCCTTGCAAAGTCAAGCATGTCTGACGCATCGACAAAGGCTCAGGCGCTTGCGATGCTAACCCAATTCGATGCTGAGCTTTCTGGTCCAATGGGACTTCTGACCGGGCTTGAGGCCGCGGACCGCTCATCTCTAAATCTTACCCTTGACAACGAGAGAAGCCTCGGAAATCCATTGACCAATGTCGAGCTTTACCAGAGACATGCAAATAACATTGCCGAAGAGGTTGGAACTGACATAATGGGCAGGGGTCTTATGTCAATTCTAAACGGACAGACTCCAGACGGAGGAAAAGACTTCCTGGATAATAATGGTGATCCGGTAGAGTTCATTGCAGACCTAAGCCAGTCTCAAGTTGACAGGCTTGTTGCAACCTACACCGGAACTGCTCTGATTTTTACCAACGGCTCAGTAGACCCTAAAGAGCTCATTACTGGTGCAGTAAATGACTATAGATCAGCAGATCTTGTTCAGAGTGGAGAAGGATATCTAAAGGCCGTTCCATACGGTGCAAACGGCGTAGTTATTGAAGTGGTCAACAAGCCTGTTAGCAACGGAATAGTTACTCTTTCCAGCGGAGATTTGACAGAGGGAGGCGGTTGGCAAGTTCTTGCCAAGCAGGAAAAGACTCCTATACTAACACAAGAAGGATCACTTCTTGGACACACTTTCTTCGAAATTGACGAAAACAATCGAAGGGTGCAAAAGGTCCTTACACTTGACAACTATGTTATGGATCAGGCTGCATACCTAAAGTACCTGGATGGCATAGGAGCATCTTCATACGATGCGGAAAACGGTGGAATTTCCGTTGCGGGGCTATCTCCGGAACTTATAGGTCGGGCATCTACTGGTGCTCTAATCAAACAGAATGCATCATGGGGAAAGTACGTTTCGGATTCGATTTTTGACAATATCGCTAGGGGGCCTGGGTCTGATGCTGCAATTTCTGAGGTTGCGAAGACAATTTACCAAAACTTGACCGAGTCTGGGACTCTTGATCTTGCATTTGGGCTTGACGGAGATGGAAATCTTGTGGTCCGAAATGAGGACCTTGCATTCCGTGAGACAGGCCTATTGTCTAGCGACATACTAGACTTGTTCAACTCAGAAGCCGGGTCACGAATAAAGCGCGAAGTCGGCACTACAATTATTAGGAAATCAAGAGGGGTGGACGGAGAGGGATACGCCGGAATGAGCGCAGCACCAGAAATGTTTGCAACTTCCGACGGTGGAACCAGCCTTACTCCGACTCCGGAACAGGCATCCGATAGGATGGACAGGGGATATGTCGCAGCCTCCCAAATGTACGATGAGCTTCAGGCAAACAAGAACCTTCGTGAGGCTATCGGTCCAAACCCGGAGCAAAACCCGTTCTACATCGCAGGCCTTGGGATTCAGGGTCTTTCTGATCTCGCCAGGCCAACAGGAGCACAGGCGGCAGCTAATCCATTCCGAACCCAGGCAGCTGGGGCAGCGGCAAGGCTTCGGGTTCCTGGGGAAATGGCATCATCTCCATACACGAAATATGGCCTACCGCAGGCTTCTGTGCCAGGCCTTGACAGTTCTTATGCTTTCAGGTATGCAGGTGGTACACAGCTTGATGCCGGGGTTTCAAATGTAGACTCTTCGTTTAAGGGGACGTCTCTCAGCACCGGCCTAACGGACAGCCGGCCACCGGCACAGTCCATAAGCTTTACCCCACAGCAAATTTCCCAGTCAATGGTTGACTTCCGTGCTGGGGAGCGTGCTCCTTTAAACATCTCGACATCGACATCAACAAATGGGGGGCGTTAATGGGCTATATCGGAGGGGGATCCGACACTTCTGGGGGAATGCTTCAGCCTGCGCCGTCAATGCCGCGTGCCCCTAAGCCAGAGATAAAGCAGCCGATTGATATAAATCTTGACCCCACCAATCCAGTGGAGACGGTAGCTGCAGGCGTTGGAAATCTGTTTACCGGTGTTGTTAAAGGGGCCGCCGGCGCCGCTGACTTTCTTGGAGGAGTTCCCGTAATAGGGGATGTCGGGAAGGCAATAGCCGGAGGAATAGGTGCACTGGGAGAAGTGGGGCTTAAGGGAACTCTTCAGGTAAAAGACATTGCAAAGGGAGCCCTTGACCTTGCGATGATTCCTGGCCAAGTTGTACAGACCGGGGCGGCAGCAGTCAGGGCATCTGGTGTTTTTGGGGATAGGCCAGACGACGTAAAGAGCATGATGTCAAGCGGTAAGCAATTCGGGGAAGTTGTTGACTACCTAGTAAAGAATAATCGAGCCTTTAGCGATAACGCAGCAGCTAACCTTGGATTTGCTCTTGTCACTGACCCGCTAAATTACGTTCCAATAGCTAAGCCATTCACTATGGCCAGAGGAGCGGCAGGATTGGCAAAAGTTGAGGCCACAGCCCTATCCAGGGCTGATGAACTTATAGCTGCATCTAAGGCCGGGAAATCAGTATCGGCCCTTGAGTCTGAGCTGGGAGTAACAGTGGCAGGCAAAAGGCCAAGCCAAATAAGGAGCGCAGTTCTTGCGGGTGCAATTAACCCTGAGGACGCCGCATTCCTCGAGCGATGGCGAATCCCGGGAGCCCTATACGACGCGACTGTTGGTAAAATGGGCAGGGGTTTTGGGGCGCTCACTTCTGCAATGCTTACGCCAGTATTTATTGGGGCCACCAAGGAGCTACGGCAAGCCCCTAGGCTCACAGTAAAGTTCCTTGCGGATAATGGCAGGCCTGAACTTGCAGACAACCTTGCGCAAGCTATTGGCCGTGGTCTCAACCAGACCATGATATTTACAATCGGAAAGCTTTTCAATCGCTCTGCTTCAAACGTAGCTACCGCAAGGGCAAACCGAGTTGTTTCCATTAGGAATCAAGGACGGGCACTAGAAAAGGCCGGCAGGGTTGCAAACGGTAAGGAGTGGGCAGCAAAAGAGCTAAATAACGAGGGCCTTTCTTCCGGCGACGCAGGATCGATGGAGCTCCTAAACCGAATCTGGGAGGCCTCTGACGATGCAGTAAGGGCTGCCCGAAGAGATTGGATCGACATACAGGTAAAGGCAGAAGTACGCCAGGTTGGAGCCGAGGCCGGAGGCAACTGGCAAACCATCCAGAAGGCTGGTGGCGTTAGAATGTCAGACTCGGCACTCGAGGCATCCTCCCACATTGCGGAAGGGGCATACAAACTTGAGAGACTTTCGCCTGAATTCCGAAGAACACTCTTCATCGAAAAGGGTGCCGCCGCCGTGTCCGGCCATGGAAAGAAGCAGGTTGCTGACGCGTTTTCTGGAAATATTACACCGACAAGTCCAGAGGCAACTGCACTTCTTAGTCGATTCTGGGACGAGACTGTCTCCAAAATGGGCCCAGAAGACCAGGCTCGATATGTTCAGCTCATGGAGATCGCCGCCTACGGTAACCAGGGAACTAACGCAGCAATAATAAGAACAGCTCTTTCGGCCGTTGCCAAGGGGGATGAGAAAAAGCTAGCTGAAATTCTTGGCAAGGAGATTCCTACTGCAAGGTTCGAAGAGCTACGAAAGATGCTGTCCGACCCTGCAAACACTAAGTACACCAGAATTAACCTTGTAAAGTCCGACAGTCTAACTAAAGAGCGGCTTGAATCTCTTAGGGACATTGCTGCCGCCGTGGAGAAGGGCGAGGCCCTTCCTTCTGGAATTCTTGCGTCTCTTCCTGAAGAATTTGCTCAGATTGTCGGTGCGGCAAAGAGCCCTGACGACATAGCCGTAGCTATTGCTTCATACTTCCCTGACTTTGGCATGATAGTAAACCGTGCAGAAAAAGCGGTTTGGGCTGAAATGAAGTCCAACATAGACGAAATGATCAAGAGCGGGAACTACGTTGTTAAGGCATCTGCTGACGAAGTTGCTGAGTTTCAAGGAATACTAAACAAGCTTAGCCCAGGTGCCGGAGCGGCCGTTCTGAAGTCTCTAGAGTCCGGTCGATACAGCCTTGGGTTTGCCCCAGAGTCTGGGGTAAGGGTTTCTATGGCCACAAAGGTAACGGACGACGCGGTTGAGTATATCCCGGATTCCGTACTTCCTTTCATTGACAGCACAGCCAACCTCTTTGACGACACCCTAGAGCTTTCCGCTAACTCATTTAATAGGTCAGCTCTCCGACAGATGGCCGACAAGTGGCTGACCCCTGTTAGCTCTAGAGCGGTTCAAAATGAGCAGATTGCCACCGCAATCAGGCTAGCACAAAGGTACGGCGGAACCGAGGCGGACGGAAGAAGGGTCTTGGCGCAGATCAACGAGGAGGCCCTCCGTAGAAGGATGGTTCCTCGCGCTTTGATCATGGACGAGAACTTTGTAACAAAGACGTTCCAGTCTGCATTTGGACCAAAAGTATATACCAAAATGATCGACGAAATAGGAGACCCTCGCAAGGCACTCATGACCCTTTATGCCGGATCAAAGGGGACCGTAGGGACTGCCCAGAACTTTACTGGTTGGGCAAAGACAAAGGTTCCCTCACTTGCTATAATAACAGATTACGTGTACCCTCAACTAAAGTTCCGATACAACCCGTTCTTCTTTGTTCAGGAGTACATTGAATCCCCATTCTTCAACCGGCTTCGAGGTATTAACCGGACAATGACAAGCGGAGAGTATAAAACTCGTCATGGCTGGATAAGAGCTCTTCCGTACGGTTCAAATTTTCTGGAAAGCCGCGTAGCACAGAGGGCTGGCATATCCAAGCTTGGAGAGGAGATCACACAACCTCTGGCCGCAACGGTTCTTGGAGACTCCACCGCTGCAATAACCGCTGACCTTGACGTTATAAACTCCCTGGTTGCCCTTGGTGGGGCCCAGATTGGCAAAGTTGTCGACGACACAAAGAATGGCGCCATAGTAAGGCAGGGCTTGGCTCAAAGCATAAAAGGCGGGTTTGGGGACATGGTAAGGAATATTATGAACCCTTACCCTATGAAGATGGCCAGGCGAGAAGAGGCCGCCCTGTCTATTGGGCTTGACGAGCTTGGGGCTGTTATGAGAACCCAATTCCCAAGGCAGTTTGTTCAGGGATCAAAAACATACGGAACAAATAACCCAAAAGAAATTTTAATCAACCTTATACGTGACGCTAAAAATGGTTATGTGAACCCAGTACGCGTTCTTGATGGAAACCGTCCACCTGGCTTTGGGTTCTCTGCCAAGGGATCTCCAGATGCAGCCAAATCTCTGGCAGGAGACGTGTCTTCTCTCAGGGGCAAAGTGTCCGGGGCTTCAGACGAGGCATCTAAGATTGCCACGGCAAAAGCCGAGTCGATTATCCTTAAGGACGCTATAGAAAAGTCTGCTGCCCTTGGCAACGACGTTTCCAAACTGGCGGAACTTAACATTAAGCTTATTGGCGTTAGGAGTGGAGACGAGGCCATAAAGATCATAGACAAGATGGCAGCGTTTGCCAATGAGGGACAGGCAATTGCCACGCAGTCAGTCAAGAACTTCGATCTGCTATCAAAAGCCATCAAGGAGTACCCAGAGCTTGCTGGATTTAACACAAAGGGATTTACAAGGGAAAGCCTTGCGGCATCTCTGGCAAACTTCCGAAAGTATGGCGGGGATTTCCCGGGACTAGAAAATGCCTTAACAAAACTTCAGAAGGGTCAAAAGCTTGACGCAGAAGATGTTCGTGCGGTTCAGTTTGGAATGAACAAGCTAATCGGGGAGCATGGCTTCGAGGAGGTCCTACTTTCAGCTCTACGGGTTACACTAAAGGATACTGCAGATGCTGCAAACAGAATCCACTTCTACAACCCTAACAGAACAGCTTTTGAAAGAAGCCTAAATCATCCCGTTCTTGGGATATACCCACTTTCTTACATGATGGGCAAGGTTGTTCCTGAGATGGCCAGGGCTGCTTTTGTAAAAATGCCGTTCACAAACAAGACGAGGCCATTTGCTGGATACGAAATGGTCAGGGAGGCCCAGGACCATTTGGCCACATGGGCGGAGACTGACCCAGAAGGGATGGACGCGCTGTTCAAGTCGGATGCGGTATTCATGTTCAAGCAGCTTTTCCCGGCCGTTCCAGGTGATATTTCTGTGAGCGGTCCAAAGTGGCTTAATGCATACCTAATGCAGCTTGAGCGTGCCGGAAGGCCTCCTGCACCAGGACGAGAGCCTGCCCAGGCAGATCCATTCTACGCCATTAGGGCGCTGGCTGAACAGGGTGCAACGCAAAACGTATACGGAGTTCTAAAGAGATTCGGCGGGGTCGGATCAGAAGTATGGGATTACTTCGATGGCCCTGTTGATTATGTTGAGCCAAACAAGTAACGCCATCTGGCGTTGCATTTGGAAAAATAGGAGGAACGCATGACGGACGAAGTCGTGACACAAGGAGTCACAGAGTCGGCCCCCCTTGACGTGCAGGACAATTTGCCTGTGGCCGAGGAACCCACTCAGGGCTCTGAAGACGTTACCACTTGGAAGAAGCGTCTTGCTGGTAAGGACCAGGCGCTGACGGCAACCAAGAAGGAACTTGATGATGCTAAGCGCCAGCTGGACGATCTAGCAAAGTTCAAGGCACAGATCGAGGAACAGAGCATGTCGGAATACGACAAGGCCCAGAACCGGATCAAGGCCCTGGAAGGCGAGATAGCATCCAGTCGGGAACAGGCAAAGAGGGAAAGGCTCGCACGAGAATATCCTCTCTACAATCAGCTTTTGCAGGACACTGCCGGATTAGACGAAGACTCGAGGGCTGCTGCTTTTGAGAAGTTCATTGCCGATGCGCGTGCTGTAAGCGGTGAGGAGACGACATCTCTTGTAGACCCTAACAACCCACGAAGATCTGAACCCAAAGTTAATACCAAGCGCGATGCCTCGGCAATTGCCGATGAGCTTAAATCGCTTGGCAATCCATTCTTTGAGTAAAGATTGAGGTAAGAAAGTGGCTACAACTAGTACCGCTACTACGAACTTCTCTGATCTCGTAACGCAACTTGTTGCGGCGCGAGCTCTTGAGGAGTTGCGTGCACGTGCAGTGCATGCGATGCCAGGGATGTATGTCCCTGCGCGTTTCGTGAAGGGAACGAACACCCTTCGCTACGCACGATACGCTGACCTTGGCGTCGTTACGTCGACGCTTTCGGAAGGCACCGCGCCAACGGATCAGGCATTGACGATCTCGAGCGAGTTCTTCACTGCTGATCAGTACGGTGCAACCGTCGCCGTGACGGACCTTGCTCAGATCGACAACCCACACGATCTAATTGGGATCGCTGCGGAGCGCATCGCCTATCAGGCGACTCGCTCGATGGATGTCATGGTCCGAGATAAGATCCACAGCTCGGCTAAGACCGAAGCAATCTTCGGTGCAACCGGCGCAACGACCCTGACCTCGAACACGGCCAACAGCGCAGTTGCTGCTGCGGGCGTGCTCACCGGTGCATTCGTTAAGCAAATGGTTGCTCGCCTAAAGGGCGCAAACGTTCCGCAGTTCGCTGACGGCACGTATCGCTGCATCATCCACCCAGCGCAGGAGTATGACCTCGTGTCAGACACCAGCGTCAACGGCTGGATCGAGGCACACAAGTACGTCAACAACACCCCGCTTCTCACGAATGAGATTGGGCAGTTTGCTGGCGTGCGCTTCATCGTGTCATCCGACGCGAAGGTTTACTCAACAGCTGGCGCTTCGTCAGGGAACGTTTATAACGCTCTCTTCCTGAGCCCAGATGCGTACACCATCGGTGACTCGCAGACCCTCCAGAGCTACTTTGTGGCTCCTGGTGGCGATCACTCCGACCCACTCGCACAGAAGGCGTTGGTCGGTTACAAGATGCGCTTTGGCTCGCTCCTCCTCGATGAGGCAGGCGCCCGCTATCGCATCCTGAAGACACAGGCTACGGTCTCTGTCTAATCTCAGCATAGTTAGCTGAGTGGGGCTCCGGCGGTTGTACCGCAAGTTGGCCGTCGGAGCCCCTCTACACCCAGCCATGGAAGGATAACAGATATGGCTGATACTGTCAAGGTCTTAGTCTGGGGGACTGCCGAGCAGGGCCCTTGCGCATATTTTCGTGGCCACATGTTCGATGAGGAGCTTAAGAGGCTCGGAATCGAGATGCGGCATATTGACAAGGTAGAGTTCGTTTCCCATCCCCTGGCGGCGGGCATGAGCCAGGACGAGGCGATGACTAAGGGACTTCTCAAGATCGACACAAAGGATATCGACTGGGCGGACGTGATTATGTTCCGCCGATACTATAACTGCTCTGCCAAATGCACTACGTGCGGACTGGCAAGTAAAGACGGTGAGGTCATAAGGTCCCACCCACACAAGATGGATCTTCGAGACGGTATCACGGAGATGACCTGGCCGGCTTTTGAGAGCCGAGCCCACAACAAGGGAATCATATACGAAACAGACGACAATCACTTCTTCATAAAGCCGTGGAATGGCTACTTCCCGGACGTGGTCCAGGAGTGGCCGCTTATCGAGAGAATGGCCAAGCGTGCAGACGTCATCACTACAAGCACAAAGCCGATAGCAGATTACTATGGCAAATTCAATGACAGCGTTAGGATAATAAGAAATGCAATTGATCCGTCGATTTATACTACTGAGCATAGCCGTCCTGACATCAGTGGCGATCTTCCGCGTGTGGTCTACTATGGAAGCACGGTGCGAATGCGAGACTACGGCGGAGAATACGACCACGGAAAAAAGAGGTTTGTAGGGGGGTACTGCGGCAAAGCCATAGAGGAGTTGCGCAGACCTGTCAAGAAGCTTTGGAATGTGTTTATTGGGGTCAACCCTGGCACGGAACACGTGATCGCTCCGTTCTTTGACGAAGCATACCACTACGTTGAGAACATCCGGGGCTTTGCGGAAACCCTCACAAGAAGCTACCCAGATATAGGGATAGCCCCATTGGTCGGCGACGATTTTGACAGGAACAAGTCTGAGCTTCACTGGCTTGAGTATACAATGGTTGGGGCGGCTTTCGTTGGGCAGAAGTTCAAGTACGGGGAGTCCCCCTACAGCATGGTCCGACATGGCGTGGACGGAATGCTGGCATCGACCAGATCAGAATGGTACAGCGCAATGAAGTCGCTGGTGGAGAGCAAGGACCTAAGGGACCAGCTTGCCGGAGCAGCCAAGGAGCGCATTTTGAAGGAGTACGACTACAAGGAAAGGGCCCAGGAGTGGGCCGAAGTGTTCCGCTGGGCCGCTGAGCACCCGAACTATGGCCTACGAAAGAAGGAAGATTGATGGCGACATTCCAAAATCTCATAGACGATATCCAGTCGGATCTTCGCGACCCGAACGCCCTGACATGGTCAGAGGCGGAGATCAAGTCCCTGATCAACCTTGGGGTTCAGCACATAGAGGGAGTGTACCCCAAGGAGATTGTCAAGGAGTACAACTACACTTCTCCTTTGATCTCAAATGGACTGAAGACGGTAGATATATCGACTACGACGAACACTGCCGGTGGCGACAGGTTCTTAACAATATTCCGAATAGACGTCTTCGGAGGCTCAATCGGAAGCCGCACTGGGTACCTAGAAAGCATCGTCACGTCAAGTGGTGAGGGAGCTAACTCCGGATGGGAGATCCATGGAGGGGTGCTGTACTTCCCGCCTGGGTACACAATAGCCTCCCCCTCAGTTCTTCGAGTCTACGGATATGGAACATACAACATCTGCGCATCAGGCGTGTCTGCATCTGCTGTTACAGTAGACCTAGATGCCTCAGCGGAAAATGCCGTAAAAGTATTTGTCCAGTCGGAGGCTCTATACCGACTCGTTGGCGACCGAGCTTCATTCCAGCAGTGGCAGGTATCCTCTGGCGCAACTGACGTAACCCCAATCGGCATGAACCAGCTTGCCTTTAGCGCCAGGCAGCGATGGAAGGACGAACTACGCCGAATCCGACGCATGCGCCGGGTGGCATAAATGGATTTTAACCAGCCCATCAGCCTGCAGACTGCATCTGCTACGTTCTTGGAAATCAATACGATTACCTCGGCTATTGGCCCTGCAACTCCGCTGTCCGGCTATGCCGTTGACGGCGCAAACATTGGGGCGTCAAATGTACGTGGTTACACGGTTGAAGAAGCGCAAAGGGACGGCATTAGGGGGGCAGAGGCCTTTCTTGGGCCGAGAAACGTTACCCTTGTTGTATCCGTTTACGGAAGCACGATTGGAAATTTCTGGGACAAGATAGACACTCTCAGCGGGTCTATGGACCCTTACCCTGACCCATTTGTAACGGATGACGGATTCAGGCAGCTAAGGTTCTATTCCCCAACAGGAGTTACCACTAAACAAGTATACATGTTGGTAAGGCCAACGGCCACTCCTGCCATAGGGGTTACCAAGAATCAGTCCATTGGCACGTCTGCCAAGGGGTTTGCAACCAACACGCAACTTCCCTTCATTTCTAAGGACCCGAGAAAGATTTCTGTTTCGGAGTCTACCGTTTCAATATCGGTAGGTACGACAACTGTTCCGTACACAGGAAACTATAAGTATTACCCCACGGTAATTGTTACAGCATCAGGTACCAGCGCTTCCTACACACTTGGTGGCAAGACAGTTTCTCTTATCGGCCTTTCATCGGGAACTAGCTACTACATCGACCACGGCCGGGCAACCCTCAGAATAGGTTCGGCTACCGGGACCATATCGCAGGGAAAATTCAATGAGGTTCTCATGACCGGCTTTGGAGCCATATATTCGGGCTCAAGCGTTGTCCTGAGTGGAAGCGCGTCTGGCGGGTCTATAATCTACCGAGAGGCCTGGCTGTGAGCCTTGCTACCGGCAAGTTCCGGATCATCCTGTACAGCCTCGACACCTCCACGGGGTGGCGGGGCTCTGTTGCCTCTGCTATATACGATCCTATCGAGGTTGGCGTATCAGAAAGGGCCAATGAGGTAGGGGAGGCGTACTGGGTTCTCCCGAACAACCACCCGCTTATTTCGGACTGCGTTCCCCTTCTTCGGCACTACGAGATCCATAGGTATGACGTCGATGGAAACGACTATAGGTGGGTTGGTGCAGGGATACTAGATGACGCCGAGGTGGGTGAGAACGAGACCACGTTCCGAGGCATAGACTACATGGCGGTATTCAATCAATACTACACGCCAACGGTTGCCCTAACTTTTACGTCCACAAACTACATTTCTCCAGACATTTCTCCGTCCACTGCAACCGATGATTTCCTGAAAACAATTTTCGGGTTTTCGGACGGGGCCACACTGAGCGGGACCGACGGGGATGACGACCCTTCCGGGGAGACCGCTCCTGGGTCCCAGGTGTGGTTCTCCAACAAGGAGAACTTTAGAATCGAACAAGTTGACGTGTCCTCAAAGGTGAGCGACACCCTGGTAATAAATGGCTCTACTGCGACTACCCCAAGCTCTACAATACTTTGGAATGCAGTTTGGGCAGGGACAATTACCGCACATTTTGAATCAACTAAAACATGGAGATTCCGCCTAGACGTAACCCCTCCATCGCCAGAGTCCCCTAACGTTCCGGCGACTACGGGAGGAGTGTACGAGGCCACCTTTACCGGGGACACAACGTTTGCCATCAACGATTGCGCTGTTACCCTGTACCCCTATGAGACAAAGGCGGCCATGAGGGCAATAATGATATCCAACGGCAGCACTACTGCCGCTGCGGACTCTGCCCTCGAGGCAAACAAGGGGAAGTTCGCCCTGAGAAAGGGGGTTACGTACAGCGCCCACATACACGGTGCCATATATCGAACAAACTCCGCAAAAACATACGCGCATTGGATGCGGACAAAGAACCCAGGGAAAACAGATAAGTTTACGTTGGGAACAGGTTACGAAACCTTTACCGACATATTTGACCGGGTGTTCAACGCCGCAAAGACAACCTTCCCGCTTAGCCGGATTAGGTATGCCTCCAGGTCAGTATCTGGGTCTCCATTCACAACACTCCTCACATTCAGTGCCGGAGAGCCACCTGTAACATATCTTGCCAACACCGCACGACTCGAGATGGCATCAAGAACGGACGGCGAAAAGACTATATTTGGCATATCCCACCCTACGTCTACCGGTAGCTACAACGGAGACTTCCGGATTAGGTACAACGTATCCTCCTCAAACATTGACACGATCAGGCTGTCTTACCCTGAGACCATCAGGTCCTACTCGTACAGCCCTGGAACATCGAGCGTCAAGACCCATATCCGCGTCATCCCCTCCACTCCGTTCCTTGCCGGTACGTCCAGCGGCGGTGCGGTGGGTATTTCAATTGACGGGTCTACGGCCACCACCGGAGAGGCATCCATCTACGGTGAGATCCCTCTCCTGGAGACCAGGGCAGGGCTTGTCGATGACATAGCCGCAGAGCTAGAGGCGCTTAGAATTGCGGACTCCTCTAAAACGGATAACACCAAGACCGTAAACATCGTGGTCAAGGAGGAGGCACTAAAGCCATGGGATGGTTTCGACCTGGGTGACGCCGTGGCAGTACACGTGGTCCACGGCAACGTCAACCTGCCCAACGAGTCCCTAAACATAGCCGGAATGGACTGGGTAGGCTTCTCAGACGGACATGAGGAGCTCACCCTTGAGCTCATTAACGGCACCAATTTCTAGTGTCATACGCTCAGTTTCAGGCCCTCATGGCCGCGATCAACAGCGTACGGGATGACCTGACCGAGCGCCTGGACCGTATAGAGATGCGCCTCAGGGAGGTAGAAAACTTTCAGACCAAGTCAGAGGCATTGGACGAGGCTGGACGGGACCGGTCAATTGCGCTACGATGGCGGGTGGGGATCGCTATTAGCGCCCTAGGGGCAGTCATGTCCTTCATACTGCAGGCGATAAAGCTTGGGGGAAACTAATGTCTCAGGAGATACGGATCATCAAGATGCTGAAAGATCAGGGTCTGTCATTCTCTCAGATAGGCGAGAAGATCGGCCTAACCAAGGACCAGGTCCAGAAGAAGCTTAAGGCCTATGGGTCAGACGTTGACGAAGGCACATCAGAACTGTATAATAGTACAGAAGGACTGGACAAAAAGAATACTCGAAAAGCTAATAAGAAGCTAAACAGAACTGTTAATAGTTCAGGAGTTCTGTATACGCCCGGCGGAGATGACTACATCGGAGTCAACGTCGGGTTCTTTGATATTGAAAGCACTTACTCCAGCTGGCGCCGGATGCTAGTCGGATCGATTGCCGACCAGTTCGGAAACGTCGAGACGTACACGCTGGACACCCATCCCGGAAAGAATTGGCTTGACGACTCAAAGCTAGTCGAGGCTTACGCCCGCCGTCTCGAGGAGTTCGACGTGCTCTATTCCTGGAACGGAAAGTTGTTTGACATTCCTGTCATTAACTCGCGACTATTGAAGAACGATCTCAAGCCGTGCGAGCCACAGATGCATGTGGACCTTATGTATAAGGCCACCGGATCTGCCCTGGCGATTGGCCGAAAGTCCCTAGAGAACGTGTCCAAGTACTTTGAGGTCAACAACTCCAAGACTCCGCTTGACGTGCGTATCTGGGATCGTGCTGACCACGGGGACAAGGATGCGTACGAATTGATTATCGAACATTGCGAAGCAGACGTATTGGTCCTTAGGGACGTGTTCGGAAAGCTAAAGAAGCTCGTTCACGTAATGCACCGATGAGAGTGGGCGTGGTCGGCAGCGGCCAAGTCGCCCAACATCTCGTTGCCGAAGCTAAAGAAACTGGGCTTGACGTCGTACTCATTGGCCGTGCCGATGGGCCTACGGTTTCCAACCGTGCATTTGATCCCAACCGGACGTGGGTAGACGAGAAGGACTTGATCCTTGCTGTCGCCGACTGCGACGTTGTGATCAACACGGCTGCCTTCCGCGATCTAAACGCGTGCGAAAAAGACTCAGAGCTCGCCCGTAAAATAAATATCGACCTGCCCAGGCTCCTATCTCAGAAGGGGCCTAGGCAGGTCTTTTTGTCTACGGATTACGTCTTCCGCGGCTTGCATGATAGTAAGCGAAAAGAAGACGACCCCACCGACGCCATGTGCGTCTACGGGGCTACCAAGGCAGCTGGCGAGCGGGAGGTCCTAGCATTGGGTGGGGCGGTCGTAAGGATCGCCTCGCCCTGGGGCATCTACCCAAGCCCGGAGCGGCCGCACTTTGTGGACACGATTGTCCCCAAGGGAATTTCTGCTGGCGGTCTTGACATGCCAACAGATCAACATTTCTCACCAACGTACCTTCCTGACGTGGCCGGTATTATCTTAGACGTGGCTGCGGAGCCAGGGATGTCTGGGATATTCCATGCGGTCAATGGCGGGTCAACCAACTGGAAGGACTTTACGGCGTATATCTTTGAGGTTCTAAGGGCAAAAGTAAAAGTAACCGGATCTGTAAGGAGCGATATACTTCGCCCCAAGTTCGGCGCTCTTTCAAACACCAAGCTACCCCGTCCTAGACACTGGGCACTTGCTTTGGAAGAGTACCTGAAGGGGACGGTTCGAGCAGAGGACAGACGATGAATATCTTAATCACAGGTAACCTGGGGTATCTAGGGTCAGTGCTAACAAACATGGCCAAGATGCATGGTCACAACGTTCACGGTATTGACAATGGGATGCAGGTTGCCACCCTAATTAAAGAGGACATGGTCTACGATGTGGACGCACAGTACGCATCGATCAGGGACATGGGCGACACCAGGTACGACGTTGTTTACCACCTGGCGGCCATATCCAACGATCCAATGGGAGATGCATACAAGGACCTAACTCATGCGACTAATGTTGTTCTGGTTGAGGCGCTATGCGCTAAGTACCCGAACGCACGCCACGTGCTTGCCTCATCGGCATCTGTCTACGGGGCGATCCCGTCGACGGACATCGCTGATGAGAGGTACCCGTTCAACCCACTTACCGCGTATGCAGTGAGCAAGGTTGAAGCGGAGAAGGTGGTGAGGAGTCACTGGGATTACTCCATATTGCGCATGGGCACACTGTGGGGCGGGTCACCCAATTTCCGTAGGGACATCGTAGTAAACGCGTTTATGCACGAAGGCATTCACTCTGGGATTATCCGGCCCAAGGCTCAGGCCAGGCGGCCAATGCTCCACGTAGCTGATGCTGCGCGGACAATGATGCTGGCCGGCAGATCTGGCCTTTGGACGAATCGGGTGGTGAACGTTGGGGCAGAGAACACTACCGTCAGCGATATCGCCAAGGCCGTTTCATTCTACCTTTCTATCGACGTTGACTGGTCAGAATCTAAAGAGCCGGACAAGCGTGACTACGCTATGGACTGCTCAAGGTATAACAGCATCTCAGCCGAGCTGGCGCCCCTCCTCAGGGTAGGAGACATTGGGGCGATGGCAGGCGTTCGGTCTTCTGTGCTGGCTTACGGTAAGCCGTACCCGACCAGGCTAGAGCAATTGCGGACGTGGTTTGACAGCTACAAAAATCCGTGAGAGAATAGGGTCGTAGAGACCAATTTCTACGAGGGCTCCTGCGTAGGTCTCCGCAGGAGCCCTCAACTATCTGAGACTAGGTGGCGATATGTACGTTAAGGACAAGATCGACCAGGTCCTAAGGGACCGTAACGAAGTCGGTAGACCGTCTAAGAGAAAGTGGCGCGGCAGCCTTCTTGGTGGATGCGTCCGGGCGCACTGGTACTCAGCCAACGGCGTGCCTGCTTCGGAGCCATTTACCGATGACACCCTGCGAGTATTCGCAATGGGTAATGCGGTTGGTGACTTCCTGGAGAAGGCACTGCGCGAGGCGTACGGAGACAGGATCAGATTCGAGGTTCCGGTTATATCAGACGAGTTCGACTTTGCCGGAAACATTGACGCCTTGATCCAACTAGAGAGCGGCAAGGTAATCGTTCTAGAATTTAAAAGCATCAAGCACCAAGGGTTCATCAGACTCAAGGACCCCAAGCCAGAGCATGCCATACAGGTGGCATCTTATGCCAGGCTGATCGGGGCTCAGGACATCGAGGCCTGGGTGGTATACGTCGACAAAGAGAACTACAACATCCTGGAGTTCCAGGTGGACATACCCTCTTGGGCCGACCGAGCCAGGAGAATCCTAAATGTGCTAGACTACTATGGCGACCGAAAACCGCCACGGTTGCCAGAGGCCGACACACGGAAGTGGCCGTGTGGATGGTGTAATTGGCGGACAGAATGTCTAGGAGGTACAAATGGCTGAGGCCAAGAAGAACCTAGCTGCCAAGCTCGTGGACATCATGCGGGCAGTTGGATACATCCGTAAGTCTGGAACTAACCAGGCCCAGGGGTACAAGTACGTAATGGCTACCGATGTGGCGGACGCGGTTCGCGAAGAGATGGCCAAGAACAACGTGTCGATGGTCCCATCGTCAGTCGATGTGGTTGCGGAGGGGCTCACGCCTAGCGGCAAGCAGACCCTCCTTACGCTTCGATTTACGTGGACACTTACGGATGGAGATACTGGCGAGACGATTTCGTTCCAGTCCATTGGCACAGGATCGGATAGCAGCGACAAGGCTGCGTACAAGGCGGCCACCGGTGCGCTTAAGTACGCACTCCTGACCGCTTTCCTTATCCCTACAGGCGACGACCCGGAGAATGACAGCGGCGACAAGACAATTGCCGACGCAGCTGCTAGAATCTTCGAGGCTAAGCCAGCGGCAAAGGCGCCCGCCAAGACAGCGTCTGCAGACTTTGAAGGGGTGGACTTCTAATGGAACGACTTGATCTTTGGTTTGGTAAGGAGGCTCCGGTTCGCAAGCGCATCGAGAAGCTTGGGGTAAACGCCCTGACCTTCCGAGGGCAGGCTCAGACAGCTGAGTATGATTCGTGGGTGGCCAACAAGAAGCAGGGCCCAGAGCCAACTGTACGGTACCTGAACGCATCAGTTACCGTGTTTGATGAGGCTCTGTCTGAGCACGTAGAGAAGATTTACGCTTCGTACTCCAAGAAGTTGGAGTCAGACAGCCGGGATCCTCGACCTCATATTCACGTCATTGGCCGATACAGCGGAGAGAAGAAGCTATCCGATGACGGCAAGAGGTACTTCGTCGACTTCAATGTTGTCGAAGCTAGCCCACTAATCTTTGGGCCACTTCGCAAGTGACCGTAGAGTTCAGCGGTGCCAGGGCAGTAATCGAGGCATCTCGATGCGCCCTGGACCGCGAGTACTCTAAGCGTGACCATGCAGAGTGCGAGTGGTGTGCGCATCTTCCGGCAGACATCGTAAAGAGCGTCTGGATGTGGATGCGAAACCCCAGCAATTCGGCTGAGATCTCTAAGGAAGATCGAGGCGAGGAGCAGCTCTGGTAGCACTGGTCTTGGCGGCGGTCATGTCGATCTGCCTCCCGGGTCCAGCTGACAAGGACAAGGGGTGGGCGTCATGGTACGACTCGCCAATGAAGTCCAGTCATCTCTACAACAACCCTTGGTACACTCGTGGAAAGAACAAGGTTCTAAACTTTGCGGCGGTTAAATCATTCAAATGGAAAGACACGCCGTATAATATTCAGGTATGTTCGGTCAAGACCGGCAAGTGCGTCATCGCCAAAGTAGTCGACCATTGTGCCGGCTGCACCGGAAAACGACTGGTCGATCTAAGTCCGATACTATTCGAAGCGCTTGGAATCCCGCTCCATCATGGGGTGGCCAAGGTGGTTCTCAGGAGGGTAGATGGCAATAAAGGGTCCTCTTACTGCAGCTCAACGGCGCGGTAGGAATAATAGAAAGAGGGGGAACTCAATTGAGCTCTGGGCCTGTAAGGAACTTGGCATTTCTCGTACGGGAATGTTTGGAGGGAAGGCTGATGGGGGCAGACACGATGAGTGGCTGGTCATTCAAGTCAAGTCTGGCCCGTCCAATTTCTCGGAAAAGGTTTGGGGGCTCCTTGAGTCGCTTAAGCCGAATGCTTCGCAGCTCAAGGCGGTAGTTTTTGCGAGCGCTGACGGACCAGGGGTCAGGCGCCGGGCTTATGTCGTAACTACCCTGGATGATTTCAAGGAGTGGTTTGGAGGTAGGTATGGATCAGACACCGAAAATACTGAGTAAGGGAATTTTCCTGGATGAGCGAGGGTTCTTTCAAGAGGTCTCCAAGGAAGGAGACGACGTGATGAACTCCTTGGGTGCCATCCGTCAGATCAATATGAGCAAAAGTAAAAAGGGAACAATCCGTGGCATCCACGCCCAGACCGGAATGTCTAAGGCTATGTGGGTTCCGTACGGCAGCGCTCAGATTGTAGCTGTGAACCTTGATGTCACTTCCGGTGACTTCGGGAAAGTAGTTACGCACCACATGGCGGCAGGAGACGGCAAGGTATTCTGGGCTCCAGATAACTGGGGCCGAGGGTTCCTAGCCCTGGAAGAAGGCACAATCGTCTCGTACGCGTGCTCTGACGTTTACCGGCCCGGGTCAGAGTTTGGCGTTAACCCAATGACCTGTGGAGTCTCATGGGATCTAAACAGGATATCTGACGTTGAGATCCTGGTCAGCGATAAGGATCGAGGCGCACAGAATATTGAGGACTTGAAGAAATGATACCTAAGAAGCCTAAGACTAAGCCATCTATTGACCAGGCGTTGATGGAATGGAGAATTATTTACGCCGCAGTTTTGCAGACGTTTTACGACTCTCAGGAGATTGACGCTGAGGCTGGCGGAAGAAATGACACGGCAATTGAGGTTGCGGGTCAAGTCGCAGCCGAACTATGGAAGGGAGTTGACCATGGCGACGACGCCTGAAGAAGTACAGCAACAGCCCAAGTTTGCTCAGCGAGTTATGGATAAGATCACGGCACCGGTCGGCGATCACGCAGGAAAGCAGAGAGTGGTATTCTTGGCAATTGCGGCGGCAGCTACAACAGCTCCCCAGCCATTTGCTGGCCTAATGGCAGCTCTCATCCTTGCCTTGGCGTACGACCGTAAGCGTTGATTCACTTCACTTGCCCTCAGTGTGATAGTGAGGCAGTATCCCCCCACCGAAAGAGGGCAAAGAAGTTCCTAGTTTATGGAGCCAGGCAATACGTTGCGAGGATGTACGTGTGTGGCAATTGCCGGCACAGGTTCATCGTGGTATCATTTATAGCTCGCGGCAGGGCAGCTGCCGCAATAGAAGAGAGGTTGGAAGATGAGCATTGACTTCAATAAGTACCAGAAAGATTCTTCCGCCACATCCGGCGCGTTCCAAGACCTTTACAGCGACCAGGCCAGGCTTGCCATCGCTGGTCTTGGTCTGGCCGGTGAGGCTGGCGAAGTTGTGGACTACCTTAAGAAAGTTGTTGGACATGGCCACAAGCTCGACAAGGACAAGTTGGTGAAAGAGCTGGGCGACGTGTTGTGGTATGTAGCAGAGATCTGCAGCGCGATCAACGCGGATATGTCAGACGTGGCGCAGCAGAATATAGACAAGCTCAAGGCCAGGTACCCTGATGGGTTCAGCAGCGAGCGGAGCATCAACCGTGCGGTATGACGTTCCCCAATCGTTCCAAGATTATTTCTACAATCTCTACGGGGATTGCTGGGAGATCCTTGTTTCCAGGCAGCGTGGCTACGGACCTACCAACATCGAGGCCCTTGGGCCTCATGGTGTGTTCTCTCGATTGGCGTCAGACAAATGTGCCAGGGTTTGGAACTCTATGAATGGCAGCATCGAGGGCGGTAAGATCAACCTAAACGAGGACTGGTACGGACCGGAGGTGCGTGACGCCCTAATAGATATCGCCAACTATGCCATGATTATGATTTCCTTGGGGGAAGAAAAGTGGTCTACCCTAGCGAGGGACAATAATGGCGAGCAGGGTTGAGTCTGAGCTGGAGCGTCTAATCTCCGGCAGAAAGTTTACGGCAGAGCAGATAGAGGCCATACGATCTTCGATTGTTCGCGGCGACGTCGACACCATTGCACACGCCGCTGCCGGGGGAGTAGCCCTGGCCATAGAGATCATTAGGAAGTATGAGCAAGAAACCCAAAGACGAAGCGGCTGAGTTCTTCCGGCGCGACGCCATAAAGCAGGGTATGTCCCTAAAGGACTACTGCGACAAGTATGGCATCGACTACTGGGATCTAGTCGGGAAGACGCGCCCAGAGATTCCTATAAGCCAGACCAGGGTAACTTGACCGTTCCCTGGTCTTCTGCTAGGATGCCCATAGGAAGGAGGCCATCTATGGACATGGCATACACTAAGGATCAATTTAAGGGGCGCTACTACAGAGGGAATTGGGACGTACCAATGGTCCACAAGATGCTGGACTGGGCTGTCGAGAGAGCTGTCAAGAACGGTCACACGTTTCTGAGGCTTGTGGTTGACGACCCCAAGGTCTATGCCCTAAACTGCATGTATTGCGAGTCTTGGGCTTGCATCTCATCCCACGGTGACGACTTTGGAATCTGGGGTGGAGTAGTATATCGAGAGTGCAACGGAGGCCGAAATGAATGAAGTACAGGATTTCTGGGTTTACTGCCCATCCGAAGGGAAGAAGCATGGGCTGCTCGATCTCATGAGGAACGAGTCTGGCGGGCTTCTTCTCTATTGCAGCAAGTGCTACAAGCCACGAAAGAAGAAGGCTTAGTATGCATCTAGCACCGCATGACCAGATAGCAGAGCAGGCTCTTGTAGGTAGCGTCCTTATTGATCCGTCCATCTTCAGCCAGCTTTCTGAGCTGATTAAGAGGGACGACATTTACAACGTAGGTCTACAGGAGGTTTGGGGTGCCTTCGAGCGCCTTGACTCCAAGGGCGAGCCTATCGACCAGGTAACTGTCTACGAGGAGGCTAAGGCGTACCCGGGTATCGCCAACATCATCACAGAGACTATGACATCTACTCCATACGCCGGTAATCCGCAGGCGTATGCGAAGATCGTTGCGGACAACGCGGTCTACCGCAGGCTGATTGAAGCAGCTCGCAAGATCGCAGAGCTGGGGTACAGCTCGCCAGATTCGACTGAGTCAGCCCTGGACAGGGCCGAGTCGATCCTTTTCTCCGCCAGCCGAAGCCAGCGAAGCGGTAGGTTCTGGACAGCGCCAGAGATGGTGGGTCGGGCCTATGACCGAATCGCTCGCATCGCGGCGGGGGAAAGCAGGGCTGGAGTTCCGACCGGCATTGCAAGCATCGACCGCGTCACAGGTGGATGGCAGAAGTCTGACCTGATCATTATCGCTGCTCGTCCTAGTGTCGGCAAGACTGCCCTGGCTACGACGATGGCTATGAATGCAGCCGCTGTTGGCAAGAAGATTGCCATCTTCTCCATCGAGATGAGCTCTGAGCAGATTGGTGCCCGCATGCTTTCCTCTTCTAGTGGTGTGCCTCTACAGAATATCCGTCAGGGAGTCCAGAATGGCATGGACCTTGCTCGCATTGCTGCGGGCGTCTATGAGGTTGAGAGTGCTGACATAAGCGTAGACGACACGCCATCTGCAACTCCAGGCGAGCTTAGGTCAAAGTGCCGACGTCTTCTTTCGGACAAGGGAGTTGATCTGATCATCGTTGATTACCTTCAGCTCATGAGCCCTGATCGCGTATCCAAGGACGGCAACCGCGTAAGCGACGTGAGTGACATTAGCAGGGGCCTGAAGATGCTGGCACGCGAGCTGAACGTTCCGGTCATTGCCCTGTCGCAGCTCTCGCGCTCGTCTGAGTACCGTGAGTCTGGTGAGCCTCGCCTGTCTGACCTTAGGGACAGCGGCGCAATCGAGCAGGATGCCGACGTGGTTCTCATGCTCTGGAAGAAGGGCGACGTTGCTTTTGACGACATCGACGAGACCGTGTATGCTAAGATTGCCAAGCACAGGAATGGGCCGACCGGCTTGGCTGAGCTACAGTTTCATCGGCCAACAGCTAAGTTTAGTGAGGTGAGATAATGATCAGTATCGAGGTTGATGCTTGTGAGCATGGTTTGTGCAGGTGCATGGCCAACAAGATTGAGAAGGAAATTATGCCTGAAGCACACGCAGTCGGATTCCGCGAGGGATATGAGGCCGTGTTGGAAAACATGGAGATGATCACCGACGCTGTCGCTAAACTCTCCAAAGCCGGCAAGGATCACAGGCCGATGGTAGAGACTCTTCTTCGCCGTCTTTATGCCTTTACGGAGGTAAGGCCGGACGGGAAGGTAGAAGTCAATAAAGAGGCATTTAAGCTCGCAAATTAGAGGGGGGCTGCCTCGCCCCAGGGAGAGCTTTTCCGGGCTTCCTGGGGCTTCTGAGACCGGAATACGGAGGTTTTATGAGTGACCTGGAGACACCGGAATGGGCCGATGGGGCCATTTTATATGACGGATTCGATGATTGCCTAATAGGGTTCGGGACGCAGTTCAATCGGCCGGTGGCGATCTACGACTACAACAAGTGCCTCGCCAAATTGGATTTGCAGTTTCGGGCAGAGTGCGAGTACGCAAGCGCGTGTGATTGTGATCATGATCTAGAAGCCCAGGAGTGGATGGACTTTAATGTCACCGGCGGTTGGGTTGGTAATCACACTCCAATATTTTTGATGAGCAACGAGGGCCCGTAGCTCAACGGTTAGAGCACCCGGCTTATATCCGGGCGGTCCCAGGTTCGAATCCTGGCGGGCCTACCAACCTTGCCTCGCCTATGTGATAGTGAGCCAACCTTATACTGGGGCAAAAAAAGAGCCGACGCCGCGTGAGCGGCGCCGGCTTCTTTTTACTTCTTGCTACTTGACGCTAGCGAGATTACTATTGCTACTAGGAACAATAGCATTGTAAAGAATCTTTCTACCTCTTCTCGTAGCGCTTTTCGCTTATCTTCATCTGATGCTCCTGGTAATCGTTTCATTCATTTCTCCTCCTAGTCATCTGACTTTGCTGTGCTTGTAGCTGCATGTTCCTGTTGGCTGAAGTGATCAACCCAGTAGTTGAACTGCTGATATACTTCTTCCATTAGGAAGCCGTCCATCCCGCCCCAGCCCGATAGTACGAAACCCCAGCACGATTCCAAGTGCGTTTCTGATTCGTTTTCGCATGTTGCGCACTTGACTTTGCGAGTGATTACATACCCTACTACATTGCCATTCATTGCGCTGTCGAATGTTTTTACTGCGTTTGCGAGCATTGACTCTAGATTTTCTTTGTCGGTTACATCTAGCGCCTGCTCTTTTGTGAGTGCAGCGAAGCCGCATTGACCGCTGTCCCATGGATCGCTGAATGACCCAGTGCTGAGCCGGACTACTCCGTGCGCCAGCATGTATAACGGCAGCGACATTACATACTTGCCGGAGTCTAGTTCTGCCTGGAACTCGTCCATTGAGTCGCATGTCACATCTGGTTGGATGTACTTACCTGTACCCCTACTGCCAATGAT